GTAACCGCCGTACACGTCGCGGCTACTCAATCGCCCCTGCACATGATGCAGGATCTGCTGATCACCCAGGTAGATCGCCGCGTGATTGGGCAGGCCTGCCGATAGTTGCATCAGGATCGCGTCGCCGTATTGCAGCTCTTCAAACGGCACCTGCCGGAAGCCCTGCGAGCTGTAGCTGTCGAGGTACAGGTTCTCGCCCCGTTCCCAGAACCGATCACGCCGGTCGAAGTCCGCCAGCGTCAGACCCCACTCGCGGCTGTACCAGTCCCGCACCAGCGAGTAGCAATCGACCACACCGAACACGAACTCCCGGCCGACGTATGGCAACTCGAACGCTGCAGGCTCGCAGCCGCCCCATGCCTCAGTCTTGGGGTTGACGATCACCCACGGCAGGCCGCTGTTGTTGCAGCCGATCTGATCCGCTGCTGATGGGACTGGCTGCGTCACCGGGTGACTATGAACCACGGCCACGATCTCGCCCAGATCCTCGGCTGCTGCGTAATCCGCCGGATCAAGAATGAAATGCTCGTCTGGCGTGGCGGCAATGTTGCGGCACGGGTAGTAACGGCGCCGGCCTTTGACGACATGGATCAGTCCGCAGCACTCGCGGGGATCCTCAGCCTGCGCGTGCGCCAGAATGTCAGCCTGCAGCGACTGCGAGAGCTTTATTACGTCAGACCGACTCCCTTCCATAGTGCCCTACGAAGTTAATCCCGCCCCTGGGAAGGAGCCGAACGGCAACTCAGCCGTGGCACCAAACCGCAGTTTGCAGCTCTCGACCCGTTTGCCGCACACGTCAGCCGCCAGTGTGCCAACGGGCTGATCGTTGCTGTTCCAGTAGTTACTGCCGGTGTATCCGCACTCAGCGCCACGGTATTTCCACTGGCAGACGTTGGCGATGATCTGCCGCTGGGGCAGCATGACCCCGGCCAGGTCAAACTTGCTGGCCAGCTCGAACTCGACCAGATCGCGGTTCTCATTGGACTTGCGATCGACGTACCAGATCTCTGTCGGAAAGCGGGCATTGGGGTCGGCTGCCGTTTCGCCGTCGAGGAACTTCTTCAGCGTGCGGATCCGCCGCACGGTGGCGCCGCCCAGGTCGTTGCCAGGCGTAGTTGCGTTGACCAGCAGCAGCAGCGTGGTCATGTCGCTGAACAGGTTGCTGATCCGCAGCGTCGGGCGCGGCAGGCTGCCAGAGCTGGTGTAATCAAAACCCGTCGCCTCAACCGGAAGCCTGACGTAGGTGTTGCTGGCAAAGACGATATTGCCTGTCACGGCTGCGTTCACGCCGTTGTGCCAGTAGTAAGTGGTATTGGCGCCATGAAGCGTGGTGTCAAGCTGCAGCTCAAACAGTTCAATGATGGCGTTAGGACCTAGGACAGCCAGCTCTTCGTAGACGCTGCTGATCGCTGCCCATGTGACGCCGCCATCAACGATCGTGCTGCCGATGTCGGTCGGCCATGCCGGTTGCGTGCTGGCGCTGGTGCCGGCCACAGTGCAGCGGAATACCAGGCCGCTGGCCTGCGTGGTCGTGGCGCGGACGATGGCGCCGACTGCGTAGCTCGTGCTGGCTTGCCAGGCTGCGTAAGCCATCAGGGTTCAAACACTTGGCGGAAGGTGGCGTTAATTATCGCCCTGCCGTTGTACGGAATGGACTTGCTCCAGCTATCACAGACCCACTTGTAAGCGGTTGCCTCATCTGGTGGTGTCCAGTCAAATGCAGCCGCATCAGCAGCGCGAGCATCAAGGAAGGTCTCGATGGTGTCCGCGTTGGCCTCGGTGATGTTGTTCCAGGTCAGAGACCACTCCTTGGGATTCTGGTTCAGGCCATAGGTCAGCCGTTGCTCGTAGCCATCGCCAAACTGCACCACACGCCGCTTGGGTGCGCTGCGCTTCTCAGCGCCATAGGTAGGACTGATCGCGGGAAAGGTGGCCATTAGCGGGTATTGGCGAGCAGGCCGCCGGGACGTTGCTGCTTGACGATTTCAGCCTGCACTGCAGCACCGACGATCCTACCGAGCTGATTGGCATTCGGCTCGTTACCTTCCACGCTGGTGCCGCCTGCGTCTACGTTGACCACCACGCTAACGGCACCGCCAAAGCTGCCGGTCGGTGCAATGCCGCCGCTGCGCCCTGGCATGAACAGCTCAGGACCGCGTTCGCCTACAAGATAAGGCTGCCCTGCCATGACGCTGCCGCCCTTGGCGCGTCCAAGCAGTGAAGGCATGGAGAACACATTGGGGTTAAATCCAACGCCAGGCGCAAAGCCGCCGCCGCCGCCAGTCACACCGCCAAACAAACCGCTAAGGGCGTTGATTGCTTTTTGGATGACGAACACCCGCAGCAGTTGGTTGGCGATGTCAATCAGCACGCCAGAAGCGATGCGCCTGAGGCTAGTACCAAAGTCCTCGCTGCCTTGGATTAGCGCATTAAACGAAGATGCCAAGCCTTCACCAATAGTGCCGGCAAGGCCATCAGCTAATGCCTTTTGCTGCTTTTGCTGCTCCGTTAGCTGAACAGTGAAGTCAAGCGCCTTGCCGTAGCCTGCGGCCATGTCGGCAATACGCTCGACGATCGTCGGCAGCGTGACTTTTGCTTCGGCTTCGTTAATCTCTTTCAGCGTTGTGGCATATTCCACGACAGCCGCCATGATCTGAGCCCTGCGTTCATTGGGTCCGATCTCTTGCCTTGAAATCTCAAGCAATGCGAGCTGTTTGGTGTAATAAGCCTCCTGCTGCTTATTTTGTGTTTGCTGCGCAATGCCAAGCCGCAACCGCAGCTCCAGCTCTTGCGCAGTGATGTCTTGGATTTGCTTGTCTTGCTTGGCGCGAGCAGCCTTTGAACCACCACCACCGCCAGTTGCAGCGGCCAGTGGTGGAGCAGTAAAAAGTTTATTAGTTTGCTGTGCACCTGTTTGCAGTCTTTTTTGAGCCGCAATGTTGTCGTTGATTTTTTGCAAGATCACCCCTTGCAACTGCACAGCTCTGTTTGCATTGGGGTCATTAGGACCGACACTTTGCAGCAATCTTTGATATTGCTGCAGCGCTTGCAGGTTCTGCTGGATACCTGTTTTATTGCGTTGCGAGCCAACTTGGCTGACGCCTTTGGCGATATTATCAACTGCCTGCGATGTGGCGCCAATGTTCAAAAATTGACGGGCACCAACAACACTCCGCGTAAATCCACCACCCCTACCTGCTGCCAATGCAGCATTGATGGCATCAACAACAGCAATTGCTTGGTTGAAAATTGCCTTAAGCGCTGGCGTCAGCGCTTGGCCAATACGCCTGGCCAATGCATCAATGCCGTCCTGCAGCGTTGACAGCTTGCCGCTTAGCGTATCGCTCTGGGCAATGGCGCCATTGGCATATTTGCCGCCAGCACTTGTGAGCCGCTGCAGTGCTACCTCAACAGCCTTAGCGCTGATCTGACCTTTGCTGAGTGCCTTTTGGAACTCCTCGCCGGTCATGCCATACATCTTGCGCAGCTCTTCCTGCAGCGCAATGCCGCGCTCTTGGAACTGCAATAGTTCCTCGCCTTGCAGCCGACCCTTGGCCTGCACCTGACCGTAAGCCGTCACCAAGCCTTGCAGCTCTGCGCCAGTGGCGCCAGATGCGTCAGCCAACCGGCGGGTTGTTTCTACGACATCACCAGCGGCAACACCGAATGCCTGCAGGCGTTTTGCTGCATCAATCAGCTCAGTGCTGGTAAATGGTGTTACTGCGCCAAGCTGCTGCAGCTCTTGGATGATTTGCTTCGCCTGTTGAACGCTGCCCGTCAGTACCTGCAGGCTGCGGGTTTGGCTTTCGATTTCTGCCGTTTTGGCAAAAACAAACCTAGCCGCCTGAATGGCTGTAAATCCTCCAGCAAGCCTGCCAATCGTGCCCTGCAGCTTATTAATAGCTGAGTCAGTTTGAGCTGATGCACGGTTGACATCACGCAGCGCATTAACCGCCTGCCGCGAGTCAACCCTTAGCTCAACGTTGGAGACTGCCATAGCACCAGTTTACCGGCGGCGGGCTTTGTCCATCGCTTCCTTCTCGCGCTCGCCTTTGATCTCGTAAAACGCTGCAAAATGGATGAACTCAGCATCGGTCAGCTCGGTCCGTAACCGGCTGACCGTCATGCCAAGCTCAGTGGCCAGGAAGAACTCAAAAAAGAGCCAGCTATCCTGGCCTAGCCTTTTTTTGCTTCCTCGATGCCGCTGCTGTCGCCCAGGCCAAACAGGAACAGCTCCAGCTCGTTCAGCACCCGCTCAGGCAGCTCGCGTTGCAGCTTGGCTGCATCAGCCGGTGCAAATGCCTTGGTGCCGTCCTCCAGCTCAGCAATCTGGCACAGCATGTAGGTGCTGATCTCTAGCGCCTCATCGGAGCCGGCCAGACTGCTAGCCCGCTTACGGTCTGCGCGGGTGATCGGCTTAAAGTAAAGGTCCAGCACCGTATCACCAGCATCGTTCTTGATGCTGAACTTACGGCGCTGGTTAAGGTCAAATGCACCGGCGAGCAGGTCAACCGGGCGTTGTGCGGCGGGCATCAGATGCTCAGGGTAAGGGTTCCGCTGGAGACGAAGTTGATCGTAATGATCTCGATCTCGCCAACAGTAGCGGAGTACTCAGTACTTGTCACCACAATGGTGCCGGTGATCTTCTTGCCGCCGGTTTCGTCCAGGTACAGCTCAACGGCTGCGTCAGCCTCGTCGGTGGCTTGGTTGGCATCTTTGATCAGGTCCAGCTTGTCGCCAGCGCCGGGGGCGTCATACATCACCTCAATGGTGCCAGAGCCACTGATGAGCCCGCCCACATTGGCGCGGTAGGTGGCGCCGTGAGCGCTCACGTCCAGCGACTCCTTCTCAACGGTCATGGTCCAAGACCGCACTGCAGCGATCTCAGACAGGCCGCCACTGCCAGCTTTGTCAAAGAAGACAGTGCCTTGTTGCCCGCGATAAAAAGCCATGATCAGATGTCGAGGGTGACGGTGCCGTTGGTAACAAAGTTTAGGGTAATGACTTCGATTTCACCCACGGTAGCTGAGTATTCGGCTGAGGTGATCACACCATCAAAGCTGATCTTTTTGGTGCCGGTGGTGTCGAGGTACAGCTCAAACAGAGCGCTGCCGTCATCGTTTGCGGTGTTGACGTGCTCAATAAACACGTTGGTCTCGTCAGCACTGCTGGCGGTGTACAGCACCTCGCAGGTGCCGCTGCCGCTGATCAGGCCGCCGACATTTGCACGGTAAGTGGCGCCCAGTGCGGTGGTGTCCAGCGATTCTTTCTCAAGGGTCAGAGACCAAGACCGGGTGCTGGTGATTGCTGCGGCAGTTGCACCGGCATCATCAAACTTGACGCTGCCTTGCTGCCCTCGGTAAAAAGCCATGGCTAGAGGTCCTCGAAGGTTTCAAAGGTCAGTCTGACCTGTGTTTGGAAGAAACCCTCCGGTGCTGGCGCGGCCACTACCTCGGGTCCGATCGGCGGGTCAAAATGAACACCGCTGACTATGACCCTATTGTAAAGGTCCCTGATCCGTTTACCGATCGTCAAGTTAGCACCAGGTCCAACGCCAAGCGGCGTGAAGATATTAATGGCTACCACGCCGATGATGCTGTTGCTGCTGCCGGTGGTGCCGCCAAGGGTTAGGTACTCATTAGCGCCAAAACTGACAAGGCATTGCACCCATGAGCTATTGGGCGTCGGCACATAGGGCTGGTTGTGAAACACGACCGGCAGCACCGGCGACAGCGCCAGCTCAGTGGCAAGCCGTGCCTCGATCGTGGCGCGGACGGTGTTGAGGTTGACCGCAGCCATCAGCCTTGCCTCCTGATGCGCTCCCAGTTGGTATTGACAAAGTTCTGCATCTCACGGGCTGTGCGGTCTACCCATCCTGCCGGTGCCTGCTTGGAGCCGCCTTGAGCCAAGGACTCGGCATACGGCAGGTTGTTGTGGACGCTGTAGTAGTTGCCTAGCTTTTCCTGTCCTGGCTGGTAGTTGCTGCCTTTGGGCGGCGTGATGCCTGCGCCGTAGCTGCCTTCAGGTGCAGGGACG